CCCGCCGCTTTCGTCTCGACCGGATTGCATTGATGTGAGTTCGGAATGTCCGGCGCGGTGCATCAATATGCAAGTCACCTTGACCTGCCCACCTTCAAGATGTTCTGGTTTCCAACGGTGTGAAAAACCGTGCTTGCTCAACGCTGCGCCAATGACAGTACACACCTGATTGAGCGAGGCATGGTCATACTCGGTCTTGCCTTTGCTGGTCGAGAATTCAACGTGCGAATCCTTTGACAGTGACGGCGGGTTTTCCTTGAACGCGGTCAGCGCCTCGGCGAACGCCTTCCGTGCCTGACTAGCCTCCCACCGATCCTGCAAATCCATGAGGGCTTGCAGCTTTTCGATGGGCGCCCCATCCGCAACCGCCTGCCCAATCATGGCCATCGGGTCGGCAGGGACAACAGCGGTTCCGGCGGGGGGCGTGGTATGCTTATCCATGGTAACTGTACCCTCTTCGGGAACGCCTTTTTCCTCTATCGTGTTTTCAACAGGATTTGCCATGTTCTTCTCCCTAATAAGTGATCTTGACGTTGGGGATATTCCCTTGCGCGATGGATTTGACGATGGTGACGGCGGTGTCGTAATCCACGATGATCATGAGAGACTTGACAGCCTGGCCCTCGATCTTGTCGCGGTGCTGTTCATCCGCCCTTCTACGTGTCTCCGCCTGCTCTTCCGCCACGTTGTCGGCGCGGATTTGTTCTGCCGCCTCGCGCTCTGCGGTTTCCTTTGCCGCCTCGGCTTCTTCTTCTGCTGCCTTGGCGCGTTCTTCCGCATCCTTAACGCCCTGCGCGGCTGCATCCTCAGCGAGTTTCTTGGCTTGCGCATCACGCTCGGCTTGCCTCTTTTCCTCGGCGGCTTTGCGGTCTGTCTCTTCCCGTTCCGCGGCCTCTTCGCGCAATCGCTGGGCCTCGGCCTTCTCGGCGTCGTGGGCTGTCCGTTTTTCCAAGGCGGAGGTCACATCACTGAATGCCCGCTCAAGCGTTTGCTCAGCCTCGTCGGCGAACTCTTCCCAAGAATCTTTGTCCCGCTCTTCAACAACCTTGAGTTCGGTCCATTTCTCGCGCATCGCATCCAGCGGCATAGTGTCCCAATTCAGAAGGGCGTGGGCGCCAACGTCTGAAATCCAAGCCAAACCTTTTTTGTGTTCAGCTACGCGCAATTCTTCCGCCTCTTCCCATTCGGTCAGTGGCTTGCGGACATCTTTCTTGAGGGCGTCCAGCGTGTCGCGAATCCTCTTTCTGTCAGCGTCGATGGCCTTGGTCTTTTCCTTCATGGGGTCCACCATGGCCTTGCCCTGCCCGTCGAGGAACGTCTTCGACCTAGCCACCCGCGCGGCGAATGATGCTACCTCCATGCGGCCCTGTCGGCTGGTGATGTCGGGCTCGAACTTTTCTACTACGTCGCTGATCTGTTTGAGAACCAAATCCACGCCGCCATCTTTCTCATAGATGTCGACGGCGGTAATCTTGGTGGTGTCGATAAGGTCTGTCGATGTCTCAGTCATTGTCCCTCTTCCTTTTCGTATCCGTTGGCTTCTGCCCAATTCCCCAGATCGGTTTCTGGAAAAACATCGTCCGGTGCCATGTTGGTGGTTATCCAATCAATCGCCTCTGGTAAGATGTTGTCGAACAGGTCATTGGCAAAATTCCTGTCTTCCTCATAAGTGCTCATTGTCTAATTCCTCTACTGTTCCTGCTCCGCAGCAGTATCCGCATTGCTCCTGATATTGTTCTGGCACCGCGCAATCGCCTTTGCATTCGCCGCTTGGATAGGGATTTCCACAGCAGGCAGGGCGCACTTCAACGGTCCATCCATCTCCATCACATGCAGGACAAGGCATCACAGCGGCATACTCCAGAATCGTAACGCCACGATCAGGATCACCAGATATGGAAGGGCGCGGGTCATAGGCCGTCGCCTTTTGTAAAGGGCAGGCAAGCGATGCGCTGGCTTGCACCGTGCGACCTGTCATTGTCGGCCTTGTCGCGATTCCCATAAGTGGCCGCAAAAACGGTATTTCCAGTATCGTAAACATTCACAAACCCGCTCTCTGCTTTTTCAATATCTCCACGAGGAATCTTCTTTGGGATGTTGACGAGGTCGTTCTCATCACAGCAGGTACATGATTTTCCATTGGCGTCATGCGAGTGCGTGAATTCCACTCCGGCAGCGCCTTCGATAAGAGAAACGATGGGGTATGGCCCACTCTTGTCCGAACAGATAATGCGCGCCTTTCTTTTGTCTCGGGTTCCGTAGGGTTCTGTGGGATCGAAGGTAATCATCATGTTCTCCAATATGTCTCTGAAGGCCAAGCTCTTGGCGTCGAGTTTCATGTCAGCCACCACAACCAGCCCAACTCCTGGGCGGTAAACCAGACCAGCAAGGCGCCGGCGGCGAAGAGAAGATATGCTTGATGGGCGGTCACTCGCTTTTCTCTGGGTAACGCTTTTCCAGGGCTTCGTCTTTCTTCTCATTCTTGATGACATCAGCAGAGCGGTTCCTACGCCTGCGCTTCGGTGGCCATTGCTCGCCGACATCCTCAATCGGTGCGCCTTCGCGGTGAATGGTCATGGCCTTGCTGCCTTGATGGTGGCGCGTTTCTGTTCCGCTGCGGTTTCGAAAATGCTGGCAAGGGAAGGCAGGCTGTTGCTAAGCACATTAGCGGCCTCTTCCAATTCGAGAGCGGCTTGCTCCAGCGCCTCCAGCAGCCCGTCATGGGAATTAACGGCGGTGACGATGCATTCGGCATGGCGAATTTGTGCAGCGGTGGAAAATCCACTAACTGCGGGGTCCATGGGTAGCATCGCAATAACATGCTTTTTGCCACCATATTTCCCGCTTCCTATTATCCGAATGGGGGCCACGCCGTGGCGAATCATTTTCCAAGGTGCATGCTCAATCACGTCGCTATCTCCTGTAATCCTGTGGGGCTATTCCCATAGTTGCTATTCCGGTCTTTGCTCCATGCCAAAACCTCTGTGAGCATCCCGGTACCGAGCATTTTGTAAATTCTGTGCGGGTTCCTCTGCGCGGCTGGACAGGGAAAGTGACACGGCACTTGTGGCAGAAATGCTCTTTCGGAATTCCCAAGAAAGCGGCGGCGGAAATTACGTCCAGTTCAATCATACCAACTCCACCACGTTGTCTTGCCGCTGGAAATACGGCAGCGCCTTCACATGCGCGGTCAGGTGATCCAGCGGGATATTCAGCGCCGTGAACATCATCGCCACTTCATCGAATGTCGGGTTCGCGGCTTCCAGCACAATGTCGGCTGTCCGGTTTGTGTTCATGCCGGACCAGGATGCCAGCACGTCGATGGTCATGCCCTTCGCGTTCATCCGGTTGACGATGCTCTCGTGCACGTAGTCGCGGATCGACTTGCGGGTGAGTTCTTTGAATGTTGGTGGCATTATGTTTCTCCCTCAAGGCCATCGCCATCAATGAAAGGGAGACATGCAATAGCTTTTGGGTTCATAGCTTTTTTTGCAGCGTTCGCTTCATTTCTATAATAACAGCTTGTCATGCCGCTGCCGTGAGTGTGGCTGATAACAACCCACCATTCCTCTGGAATGTTGACGAGATCACGAGGGGATTTTCTGCCAATGTACATCTGCCCAGAACCAAAATACCTGTATAGTTTCTGCCGATCACCCTCGCGAATCATTGCCGCTATTGATTTTTTGCCCCACATCTGCGTGGTTAAAATTCTTGCCACGTCGCCATCACGAGTTGTGCAGAGCTTCTCTGGATCAAATGTCATTTCATTTCCTTTGTTCCACCCTATGTTGCACGGGGTGCAACTGGCGTCAAGATAATAATTGCACAGTGCGCAACTTTCGTTATTGACAGGCAATGCGGGGCATGCAACAAGGCTTTATGGACATTCAAACATATATGACCAAGAAGAAGCTGCGCGATGGAGACATGGCGGAACTTCTCGAATGCAACAAAACAACGGTCTGGCGGATAAGAACGGGTGACACTTACCCATCCCCAGATTTGTTGGAAAAGATATTTGAAGTTACTGGCGGAAAGGTAACGGCAAATGATTTCTTTCACCAGAAGGAGCCAAATAATGGCTGAGAAAATTGCAGGAAAAGGCCACAACGAAGTGGACCCGTCGGATGCGATCAAGCAACTTGACGCGGACCTGATTCCCATCGAGGCGAAAATCCAGGCGGCGAAGAACGAATCCCGGAAGCTGCGGAACAAGTTCAAATCGGACACCGGCATGGCGCTGGCTGATTTCGACGCGGCTCGTCGGCTTGCGAAGATGGACGATGATGAAGAGCGGGTGGCGAAGGTGGATAATTTCCGCCAGTGCTATAACGCTCTGGTGGCAGGCCAGCAGTTAGACTGGCTGGATGCGGCGGACAAGCAGGACAAAACCCCAACCAAACATTGAGGAAAAAACCATGTCGAACGGAATAGAAGTGAACGTAGCCAGCGGGAAGCAACCATCTGCCATGGATAAAATGGCCGACAGGGCCGGTCAGATTCACAATGAGATTTCCAACATAAAGGAAACCGTGGATATGTTTATGGACCGCACACTGGGAACGCAGACAGAAAATCCAGCAGTGCCGGAACCGAAAGAAGTCCCGCTTGGATCAGCGGACAATCTTCTGAAGCAGATGGATGAAATTTTGGTCCTGCTCAATGAGTTTTCAGCGCGAGTCGGGAACTTAAATCGGATTGGCTGAATCCCGCAAGGGTGGGGTCGCTCAGGGTCTGACAGTGAAACCTCAAACGCCTCGCTGGTATCCGATGGAGCGATAGGACCAGCATTTATTTGTACTGTGTTGAGTGGAGCATTCTGCGTCCGGCCTAGTTTGGCCAAACGGCTTGATCCGACAATTGGCGGTGACGGCATAGAACGAGATGGTTTGCAGGTTCAAATCCTGCGGCGTGAAAGGCTGGTTATCCGATTGAAACCCTCGGCCAGAATGTTCCACTGAATGCAGATCAGACAAGGAGAAGCTAATGAAATACGAAATTTATCAGGACAAGCGCGGCGAATGGCGTTGGCGTTTGAAGGCTGCGAACGGGAATATTTTGGCGGTTTCGAGCGAGGGTTATAAGAATAAGATGGACTGCGAAAATTGTGTGGAAACGGTGAATATGACAACGCACATAGCATTGGTTCACGTTTAATGTACGCCGGTTTTTTGAACGGGCACCAAGTCACCAAGGGCCACAGCACCAAGCTTGCCGCGCAAGTACAGGCCATTGAATGCGCCTACATCGTCTCCACCCCAAAAGGCCGCAAGTGCATTTACGGATTCAAGGTCCGCAAGGTGAAGCGCTCTCAATTGATGGGTGAGATATGATTCAGGGTGTAGCTCAGGTGGTAGAGTGGCGGCTTTGGAAGCCGCAGGTCGCCGGTTCGAGCCCGGCCACCCTGACCAATGCCTCGTCGTCTAACGGTAGGACACTGGACTTTGAATCCGGCGATGCTGGTTCGAACCCAGCCGAGGCAACCAAATGATCCCCACCAGCATCCTCACCCTCGACCTCGCCACCAATTTCGGCTGGGCTCGATGTGCCGTTACCGGCCACCCGGAATCCGGCGCCGTTAAACTCCCCGACACAGGCAGGGATATCGGCCGGTTTCTGGCGGTGTATGAGCGCTGGCTGGTGAAGATGCTGCGGGAATACGAGATCAACTTCGTTGCCTATGAACAGCCGATCCTGCCCCACATAAAGAACCTTCACACGCTGCTCAAACTCTACAGCTTGGCCGGCGTGACCGAACTGGTTTGCAAGAAAGAGCATGTCAGGGTGGCAGAGGTGCCGATCTCGACCTGGCGGATGCACTTCATCGGAAAATGTCGGAACTTCGCAACCAAGACCGAGGCGAAGGAAATGGCAATTGCCGCCTGTCTGGAACGGGACTGGAATCCAGCGACCCATGACGAAGCGGAAGCGCTGGGCATTCTCGATTATGTGTTCGCGAAAATGGAATTACCAAAGCCTTGGCCGGATGGCGGGCTGTTTGCAGGAGGGACGAAATGATTTTTTCAAATGAGATGCGCGAAATTCTCGCGCAACTGGAATATAAAAATTGGAACTTTATCGTTGGGGCCGATGATGGCAACCGGCTGTATCTGCAAATCATCTGCGATAGCAAATGCAACACGACCGGCAATGCAATGAAGTGGTCGGGCCGGAAGTGGTTTTTGTCAACACACATGACCAAGAGTGAGTTGGTGCAGACCGCGTTTAAGGCTGTTCTGACCGCTGAAGAACATGAGGCGAGGGAATTGTTCCTTTACAACGGGGCGTCCATTTTCGACCCACATTATGATGTTGATGCACTTCATAGGTTGCGCTCGTCACCAGAAGCGTTGGAGGTCAGGGCATGAGCCCCACCCCCGCAGCAGAGCGCGCCGCCGAGATTGAGACACCGAAGGAACTGGCCATCCGGCTGGAAGCATTCGAGACGCCACAGTGGGCCATTGACGAGATCCTGAAGGTGGAATTGCTGACGCAGTGTGTTGTTGATCCCTGCTGCGGCAGGGGGGCAATGAGTGAGGGAGCGATTGTGGTTGGTTATGATGTTTGGCCTTGGGATGTCCATGATTGGGGCTATCCAAAAACAAAAGTCCGGGAATTTCTTGGCTATTCAGAAAATAGTACATTTGGATGTGACACCACCGTCTTCATGAACCCGCCATTTTCGTTGGCCGAACAGTTTGTCGTTCGAGCCATTGAAATGGGCGCCCGCAAAATCCTTTGTTTCCAGCGTTTCTCATGGTGGGAAAGCCAGCGGCGCAAGAAATTCTGGGATAAGCACCCGCCGAACCGGATTTACATATGCGGCGACCGCGCGACATGCTGGCGGTTTGACATCGATCCTGAGAATCCAATCCACCCGGAAACCGGCAAGAAGATGGGTAATGTTCCAACCGCTCACGCTTGGTTTGTCTGGGAATTTGGGCAACCGCCAGGCCCTGTTATAAGCCGAATCTATAAGGACGCGCCATGATGGGCATAGGCAACGACATCCGCACCATCGCCCCGTATCACGCGCGCACGGCGTTGCCACTATGGGATGTCAGGGAGTGGATAAGTCACGCACAGGCGGGGCAAACCTTTGTTCTCAGGGACGGACCAGTAAGCGCTCTGCCGCTGGTCTATCGGCTATGGCTGGAAGTCTGGGAAGATGAGGGGCTGATCACCTACGAGGCCGTGAGGGCGTCTCCTGCGGGCCTGTCGTCGCATCACAACGCTTGGCGGGTTCATGTGACCAGAACAGAGGCAGAGCTATGAAAATGTGCATGGACCACTGGGATGAGTTGCGCGCAGCCATCAAAGAACGCGGGCTGGACCATTTCGTCTCGGGAAGCGGCAAAGAGCTGGCTGAAAGAACGGTAGGTGCGCTGGGTGGCGATGATTCCGTCGATGTTTTTGACCCACTCATGAGCGCCAACATCATGATCGTTGGCAACGCGATGAATGCTGCCGGCTTTGGGATTTTGGGTAACGACAAGAGCGGCAACGAAATTTGCCCAATTTGTTATGGCGAAAAACATGATCCAGATGTGGGAAAATGGATTTCCTACGCCGCCGACGGCTGTTTGGAATACGCTCAGGAAATGGGATTTGTCCCTTCTGGAAAGGCATGAGGACGTCATGACCCCCCAACAGAAGCGCCTGTACGACATCATCAAGGCCGAACTGGATGCGTCCGGGGTCTGCCCGTCGTATGAGGAAATGAGGGAGCGGCTTGGGATTAAGGCCAAGTCTGGAATCCATCGGCTGATCAATGATTTGGAGCGGCGCGGTCATATCCGACGGCTTCCAAACAGAGCGCGCTGCATTGAGATCGTCGGGCATATTCCAATGGCATGGAAGCATGGTGAGTTGACGCCAGAAGCTGAATCTCTGGAGGCTGAAAAGGACATTGCCATAGCTGACGTTCTGCGCGCCGCGCGGGGTCTGAAAAAAGCACCATGGCACAAAGAGCCGACGGTCGACATCACCGAGAATTCATATCAAATTCTGCAAAAGGCGCTTGCAAAGCTGGGGGCGGTATGAGGGACATTATAAATGTTCAAGAGCAAGCCTTGGACGGATTCAGGGAGCTTTCATATGAATCTGACATAAAGAGATTTATGGAAAGGATTGAAATAGATAAGAAGTCCGGGTGTTGGATTTGGACCGGGGCAATTAACCCGGCGGGTTATGGGGGTTTTGCGTCTGGGAGCACGGTGAACAATACTAGAAAGTTGATGCTCACTCACCGATTTGCTTTTGAAGCGTTCCGTGGAAAAATACCAGACGGGTATGAGATCGATCATTTGTGCCGGGTGACCGCCTGTGCCAACCCGAATCATCTACAGCCTGTTACAAATGCAGAGAATATTAGAAGGGGTGATTCTGGCAAGTTTAATGCTGATAAAACGCATTGTCCGAAAGGCCACCCATATTCAGGGTCAAATTTGAGAATTTATGGCCCGAGCCGGTTTTGTGTGAAATGCAACAAAATCAGGTGTCGGGAATTCTATTTGAAAAAGAAAATGAGGGGACTGTGACCGACTCAACTCCTCTCAACACGGATGAATTAGGCTTTCGCCAAACCCCCCAAAATGTTGAAGTTGAGCAAGCGCTCCTGGGGGCGCTGCTGGTTAACAACCGGGTTGTCGACAAGGTTTCCCATATCATCACACCGGACGATTTCTATGAAGAGGTCCATGGCCGTGTTTATGACGCCATTATCAAACTCGTTGGCGCCGGAAAATCAGCAGACGCTGTGAAGTTGAAGCCGTATTTCGAGGGCGACGAAGCTCTGGCGGATGTGGGTGGCACCGCTTATCTTGTCCGCCTTGCTGCGTCCGCGGCGACCATCATAAACGCTTATGACTACGCCATGACGATTGCCGACCTGTCCGCGCGCCGCAAGATCATCGAGATCGGCGAGGAAATGGTCAATACGGCCTACGATTCACCAATTGACCACCCGGCGAAAACTCAAATTGAGGATGCTGAGGTTGCCCTGAGAGAGCTTGCGACGGGTTCCAACGTACAATCAGGCATGGAAACCATCGGCGACGCCATGACCCGCGCTATGGACGATATAGACAAATCGCACGAAACAGGGGTTCATCCTGGGTTGACCACCGGGCTCGCTGATCTGGACAAACGGATAGGCGGTCTTCACCCGACCGATCTCATATTCATCGGCGGCAGGCCGGGAATGCTGAAGACCACGCTCGGGGAAAACATTGCCAAGGGCGCGGCATTGTCGCTTTCCAGCACGACAGGAAACCACAGGGGTTCGGTCGGCTTCTACTCCCTCGAAATGGCCAACGACCAGCTTGCCACGCGGATGATTACCGATCTGTGTTTCGAGGATAAAATCAACTACAGCAAAGCCCGGACGCTGAAGCTATCGGCTGCCCAGCGGCACAGAATGAGGGAAATGGTCAACCTGTACCAGACCATGCCGCTCATAACGATTGACCGCGCGGCAATGACGCTGTCGCACATCATGTCGTCGTGCCGGCGGCTGGCGGCTATTCAGGACGCCAAGAAACAGCCTTTGAAGCTGGTGGTGGTCGACTATCTGCAATTGATTACATTTGCCAAAGGGCAATTTAATGAGGTCGCCCACCTGTCGGAATGCAGCCGAGGCTTTAAGCTGTTGGCGAAGGAACTCAAGATCCCGGTGATTGTCCTGTCGCAGTTGAACCGCCAAGTCGAGATGCGGGAAAACAAGCGCCCGATGCTGTCAGATTTGCGGGGCTCTGGGACCATCGAGCAAGACGCCGATATGGTGCTTTTCACATACCGCGAGCATGAATATCTGAAAAAGGAACAGCCCGAAAAAGGCGGTTTGAAGCACGACGAATGGCTCGCCAGGATGCACGAAGTCGAGAACGTCATGGAGGTCATCATCGGCAAGCAACGCCATGGCCCAACCGGGTTTATCGAACTCGCGGCCTTCGCTGGATATGGAAGTATTCGGGATAGGTCGCAGCAGACGTTGATTTAGCAAAGGAGGCGACGATGGAGGGAGTTTGGTTTCTCAATGAGCATGGTCTTTGGTGCATGTCCTGCGGGAATTGCATAATGACAGAGCGTGAGGTTAGCAAAGGTTTTGAGGAGCCAGAAGTTTGCGACCAATGCGGGTTCCCAGAAGACGTAGAAGCAATCGCTGATTATCACGCCTAACCGAAGTCACAGGAGACAAACGATGGAACGATCCGAAAAATTGAGTTGGGCCACAGAAATTTCCCAGATAACAAACAGGCGCATCAATTGCGATCAAGGGTTTTTCTGTTTGATTGTTCGGTGGGGGCGCCTGACGCCGCGAATAGATGCTTGGGGAATTGTGATTAAGGATACCAGAAAATGCAAGGCTGTGTTTTCAGAGAGATATTATGGGTATTGGGGGCAGCTTGAAATTGGGCCATATCTTTTCAGGACATTTTGGCCACGCGGCCATTTGGTAAAATGAATTGACCGTGGTGGTGTTGCGAAGTAAATTACGTGCGGGTGTAAAAAGTGCGGATTGATCCCCGTATTGCCTTCCTCCTCATCCGAGGCCGCCCCCCAGTTTCAGGATGAGGAATGGGATGAGGCTATGAAATATACACCCCCATCAGAAGAAAATTTGCGAGACAGGTTTGTCCGCGAATCCAATAAGATTGAGGGTATTTACCGCAAGCCAACGCCCGAGGAGTTAGCTGAGTTTGATCGGTTCATGGGCCTCGACAGAACCTACGTTGCTGACATGATACAGTTTGTTTCAGTTTACCATCCAAACGCGGTACTCCGAAACCTTACTGGGCTTGATGTCCGTGTTGGCAATCATATTGCGCCATCCGGCGGGCCTGATATTGAACTACGGCTAGTAAACTTGCTGGCCGGAGCGAACAAACAGCCGCCATGTTTTTCTGATCCGTTTGAAGTACACCTTGAATACGAAACCCTACACCCATTCACCGATTGCAACGGTCGTTCTGGCCGGATGCTTTGGGCTTGGCAGATGCGTGATTTATCGCTCGGGTTTCTACACAGATTTTATTATCAAACTCTGGGTGCCTCAAGATGAAAGGCGGATGGGCAAAAGACTGGCGATCTGGCTGGACCCATCCAGTTTTCAGAACACTCCAGGAGGCGGCAGTTTTCAAATGGATGTGTGCTCAAGCCAGCTATGCACCGCGCCGAATTTCCACCAGATATGGGCCTGTTGATCTACAGCGCGGGGAGATTTTAATATCGGAAAGATTTCTTGCGGAACAATTCGGCCTCCACAAAAATGTAATAAGACGACTAAAAGGGTCGTTAATTGATGAGGGAATGATAGTGCTATTTCAGGACCGTTGCGCGAAACTAAGCGGGACCATTGCATTAATTGTAAATTATAATGAATATCAAGGTGATAGCACTGATGAAATGATGGGTCAGGACCATCTAGGGACCATTAACGGGACCGCGACGGGACCACTTCGGGACCGCGACGGGACCACAAGAGAAGAAGTAAAAGAACTTAAGAAGGATAATATAGATCTTTTGCTTGATGACGAGCCTGTTAGTAAGCGGGAATCCGAGTTCAATAAATTCTGGGACGTCTTCGCCTACAAAAACGGAAGAGCGCCAGCCCTGAAATCCTGGATGAAAATATCCGGGTATGATGATGCTCTGTTCGTTCAAATTCTCGCAGGTGCAAAACGGGATGCTGCCGCCCGACCCGATCTCATTGCGAACGGCGGCACACCAAAAATGGCGCAGGGATGGATCACCGACCGGCGCTGGGAAGATGAGGCTGCGCTGGGATTCAAACCGAGCGGGATGCCATATGGTGGTGGCCAGCCTTACCAAGGATTCACTGACGATTAAACCAGAAACCTTGACCCCGGCATATTTTTAGTCAATAAATCCCAGCCATGAAACATCCGCCCACACTGTCCGGCCTCGGGAAGAAAGTGTTCTTCTGGATGGGCGTACCCGGCCTCATGCTCGCATTTTTTGGCGCTCTGATTATTTTCCGCGACAGCATCGCAGTGGCCCCGGATAAATTTGCCGGCCTTGAATCGGCCTATATGCAGACCGCAGCACAGGCGGTGGATAACTGCCGCGGGCTCAAACAATCGACCATTGACGGGCTCCGCACCGAGATCCGAAACATCACAGTTAGCAAAGCCGGCGCCAGTCCAGAAGTCCTGGCGGTGCTGCTGGCGCTGGAGCAAAGTGTTAATAAGCTGATTGCCAAGGCGGAATCTGAAAAAGCGAAATGTTAACGAGGGAACGGTGAGATATGGCCGAGTTTCTAATCCGTGCCAAAAACAACACCAATCCTGACCCGGTGAAAAACGAGGAAGGCTGTTACAAACGCGGGGATTTGGTGGTGGCTTTTCCTGACGGTCACACTTGGGGTCGCATGGAATCCAAACAGCAGTGGCTGTCGGAAGGAAACACCGGAACATGGCCGGGGACATTTGTGATTATAAAAATCCCTGACCTGACGCTTGCTAAAGCAAAATCCTATATCAAGGCAAAAATTTCGGGCGGGGAGCGAAGATCTTTATTCCGCGCAGTCTGGGCCGACATTCCAAGCGGGGTAAAACAGACGTTGGCGAGCGAGGGGGAATTTACAGCCTCGCTTTCACAAGTTAAGAACTTCATTCGGTCCAAGCTTGACGAGTCAACAATCTGATGGCCCTCTCAACCATCAAATCATCCGGCGGTGATTTTACTTCACTGAGCGCCTGGGAGGCCGCAACACAGGCTGACCTGACCGGCAATGGTCCGGAAGAAGCGCAGTGTTTTGATTTTGCCGATACTACCGGCTTCTCGATTGTCGGATGGACAACCACGGCCGCTGATTTTATCAGGATTTTCACAGCACAAGCTGAAAGACACAACGGCACTGCGAGAAATGTTTCGGGATCGGGCTACGAACTTTCATCGACAGGAACTCCAATTAATATCCGCGAAGATTTTGTGCGGATTGAAGGGCTTGTGATCACCAGCACTGCAACTGGCGCAGTGGATATTATTGCTTTCGGCGGGCCGTTTACGGCGGCAAGCAATGACATTCGGATTGACCAGTGCATTATTCACGATCAGTCAACGGCACTGACGTCTAATTTTTCGATCCAAGCCACGGTCGCTAACCTGATATTCACAATCCAGAACAGCATTGTCTATGGCAAGCAGCGCGGCATCACCATGCTGTCTCTGGCGACCGGCGTGATAAATTATTGCACGTTTTTCACGGACGCAGATACGTTTGGAATATTTGGCGTTGACACCATGACGGTGAAAGATACCTATGTTGGTGGGTATTCGACTGAAGACTTCTGGACTGGCGGCAACGCGCCGAGCGGAAACAACAACGTTTCTGCGGACACCTCAGCAGAGACAGATTACACGGCGAGCCACAATTCCAAGGCGGCAGGTGATCAGTTTGTCAATGCAAGCGTAGGAACCTCGGCGGATTTCCATCTGAAGGCAGGTTCTTTCCTTGAAACCGAAGGCGCGCCGGTTAGCGGCATCACGGTTGATATTGACGGCGACACTCGCGATGTGTCCACTCCCGATGTTGGAGCTGATGAATTTGTGGCTGTTGCCGCGGGAAATCCATGGTATGCCTACGCGCAGCAATAGGAGCTTTTGATGTCTGAGCTTTGGATGGATGTTGATGCCGCACTCTCGGAAGTGCCGGTTAATCTTGTCGCCCTCATCGACGATACGGATTTCAAGAGCCGCGAAGAAAGCGTCGTCTTCAATCAGGCTGGGCTTGATCTGCTGTGGAATTTCACGACAACCGCCGGTGTTTTCACCCAGACAGCCGTGACGCCCACTGATACCGCTGGGGACTACGATTGGGTCAACCAGGGAAATGGCTATTATACCATAGAAATCCCAGCTTCTGGTGGAGCATCGATCAACAACGATACGGAAGGCTTTGGGTTCTTCAGCGGTTTTGCGACCGGCGTTCTACCGTGGCGCGGGCCAGTTATAGGATTCCGTGCGGCGGCGCTGAACAACGCGCTGATAGACGGCGGCGACCTTCTGGATGTCAGCGTCACCCAATGGCTCGGGACTGCCGCGGCCAGCCCCACAACAGCGGGTGTGCCGAGTGTCTCCCTGACGGCTATCGGGCTTGACGATATTGTTTCAACTGCAGTTGGCATGGTGGAAGCTGCCAAGGCTATCTGGGACCGCGTGCTAACCGGCGCAACACATAATATTGCAGACAGTGCAGGAAGAAGGCTCAGAGACTTACAGGAATTTGGAGTTTATGAAGGCGGCGCGATCTGGATTGATACTGTCAATGGCGCCGCCGGGACCACGGATTTCGAGAGCGGTACGGCATTTAACCCTGTCGATACCATCACCGACGCCAACACTTTGGCTGCTTCGATTGGTCTGTCGCGCTTCCATGTCATGCCTGGCTCAAGCATCACATTCGCCGCCGCCCAGACCAACCAAGTATTTGAGGGGGACAACTGGACTCTCGCCCTTGGCGGCCAATCTATCGTCGGTACTGTCATTATCGGCGCATCCGTGAGCGGTGTTGCCTCTGGCACCGGCACGACGCAGATATTCCGAAGCTGTCTCATGGGCGCAACAAGCCATGTCAAAGGCACCCACATGGTAAATTGTGGGCTTAGTGGCGCGCAAACCGCCGTCGAGGCTGGAGATTTCTTTTTTGACCTATGTCACTCTGCGGTTGCTAATTCCGGAACGGTTACGTTTGATTTTGGAGCGGCGCTTAATTCTTCTACTCTCAACCTTCGACACCATTCAGGCGGATGGACTATCGAAAATATGGGGGCTGGAACAGGCACTTATGCCGCAACCTTTGAGGGGCATGGTCAAATAATCTGGGCAGCTTCTTGCTCCGCAACCTCAAACGCCAGCATTCGAGGTCACTGGAAGATCACAGATAATGCGAGCGGTGCTGTGACCGAGACTCTTGACGATAACTCGACAAAAATTGCGGCCATCCCCACCACGGCCATGAGGGGAACGGACAACGCTCTATTAGCGGCGAGCATTAACCTGACTGCTGGGGTGCTTGATGAAGTTGCCGTCCTGACCGGCCACACAGTGCAGACAGGCGACAGTTTCGCGCGCATCGGCGTTGCCGGCGCCGGACTGACGGATTTGGGCGGGATGTCCACAGCCATGAAGGCAGAGATTTACGCGGCTGCGATGCAAACCCAAATGACCGAAGGCTATGCGGCAAACGGTGTGGCGCCGACGTCAGAGGAAGCCCAATTCGCGATCCATCAAATGCTAATGCAGTTCGGAATCGTAACAACGACGTTGACCGTCAGAAAGCTTGACGACACCACAACAGCATTCGTGGTAACGCTGGACGATGGGACGTCGCCAACCGACGCCAAGAGGGTGTAATGAGCATCGCCACCGTAGTCACGAGGGGATATGGCAGCTTCGGTACTATTCCATTTGTGGTGACGAGAGGGTATAGCATAGGCGTTTTTGTTGAGATCGAAGTGCCGCACAGTCGGATATTGTTCAGACCGGCAGAAGACAGGCTATTATCACGGCCAGGTGAAGACAGGACGCTGTACAGGCCACGAGAAGGCAGGAGCAAATAATGGTCCAAGCCACAAAATGGTTTTATGACACGGATGGCGTCTGGGCTTATTGGAAAGACCCAGACACCACCAAGACCTACAAGGACGATCTCGCGCGCTATCTTGGGAAGGACTCCGCCGGCGCGCAGATAACGATTTCGACAGTGGTGTGGACAGCCAACGGGGTGACGATCGTCTCGAACTCGAACACAACGACAATCTTGACGGTTCAGGTGACGAAGACTGGAGAAGCCTACGCAACGGTGACGGACAGCGAGGGCGATATCCACCAGATACCTTACCGTTGGAAGAACAAGGACCGCGGCAACATTAACCAAAGCGGGTACGGATAGGGATATCAGCCGCTGGGAATGTCCGGCCACTCTGCGGCGGAAAGCATCAGATTAATGATTGCCGACCGATTCGGATATGCGCTCAACTTGGTATAATTAACCTCAGAAAGCCGAAACGAAACTTTGTGCGTCGGGTGCTTGGATCTCGGACGCCCTACCGCGCGGGGCTGGGGGTCGGCCATGATATATTCCCTTTCAGTTAATCGTGAGAGATTCGGATTATTTTTGTCCACACCTTGGCGCTTGCAAAAATGTCGTTGGGTAATTCCTCCAACACAAGGCCACGCTTGAACGTGATAGGCACCAGCGCCACCAACACACCGCCAAGGCGCAGCAACCGCTCGGCGGCGTCGACGTGCTGACGTGCGGCTCTAAATGGCGGGTTCATGATTACCGCGTCAAACTGCCGGGCAACAATCCCGGCAAACTCCAGAAAGCACCGTTGGTGCAACGCCAAGCGCGGGAATCTTTCGCGCAGGACTTCGCACAAGGTCGTGTGCTGCTCTATCGCGTCAATCATCGGCAATGGCGTCCCGGTGTCTCTCAAGGCTTGGATTAGGCTACCAGTGCCTGCGCTAGGCTCGAGCACGTCCTGGCCGGGCTCATATTCCAGATATTGAGCCATCCGCAGAGCCACAGAGGACGGCGTGACGTGGCATTCTGTCGCCTTATCAACTACCACCGGTGCAGGCGGGGGCTTGCGCCCTTCGCCAACCTCGCGCGGCTGCGGGATAGCCATTCGGCGCGGCCCCGCTGGTCTTTTGTAAAGGTCAAGCACCGGCCGGGGCTTCATGTGTCTTGGAGTCTGTCAAAAAGACAGCAACCCAGCCGCGTTGATATGCTGGCCCGTCATGGTTTGGGTCAAGGCAGATTTTGAACCGGAACCGCTCGCAAGCAGACATGAACACGCCCCGATGCTCGCTGTAAATCGCGGAATAGTCGGCCTTGGTCATTTTGATCTGCATACAATCGGTAAGGGTGCCAAACCTGTTAGCCTGTAGCGATGACGTGCGGAAGTTAAGAATTGGCGCGGCCTTCGCTTTGGGCGCTGGTACTTCATAGCCAACAGATTGCATGAGGTCTGCCCATTGGTCGGCGGTTAAAGAAAGTTCCTTGCCGTCGCCAATATGAACGGGCAGGGAAAGCGGAGATTTAATCACCCAAGCGTCACCGTTTTTTGTGGCCTTTGGCTTGTCGGCGCCATGGGTGCGGGTGAAAACCTGAATAATGGCGGCCGTTATATCGCCGTCAAAGCGCGCTGTTGCGCCTTGCTCTGCGTATTCATAGGCCAGACGGTTAAGAATGTGCATTATCCAGCGCGGGCGGTAGATGCTTGACAACCCGCGTTCGTGCATTGCGATTGACTGGCTTATAACTTCGTCTGTCGTCATTTTGCCCCTGTCATGGGCGTGCCAGCAACCATCGGGCGACAAGCTGCCTTGATGCGGGTCACAAAGCCCGGAATAATGCGCGGTTGCCTTCTGGCGGCGCTCTTGGTCAGTGTCGCCGTCGATCTTCTGCCACAGCTTCAAATACCGCTCATTGTGATTAATGCGGCGTTGCACGTCGCGCAGTTCGGCCAACAGTTTCTTGATGCGGTTTGCGCGAGTGCGGTCGCAGCCTTTGCGGTTGGCATGGTGCGCCACGCCTGCCAGCTTCCAATTGTAATGCTGGATCTTCTCGCGCTCTTTCGCCGCGTTGCGCATATTGCGGTCGATCCGGTCTGCGTCTTTCCGGGCTTTGCGCTCTGAATGATGACCAACCAGGATAGGCTGACCGCCTGCGAATCGCTCGGCGATGTTGTCGGCGGCTGCGCTGTATCCATCGGCGCGCTTCTCGGCGCTGTCCTGCATCGTCTGGATACGCTCAATTTTAGCCTCGGCGCGGCTGACCATTGTGGATTGCTCGGGCTCAAGTTCGCCGGCCATTTCAATGCAAAAATCCTCGCGGCGCGGGGTCCAGCGTCCAGCGACAAATAATTCCTGCCTGGGCGCCCAATGAAAGCCAAGCGCCTTAAAGCGCTGGTATAGTTCATCTTCGAGGCGATAAGTGGCATAAATGCGCAGCTTGTTATCTTCGGGACTATATGTGGCTGTAAAATCGTTCATGGTCTTTTCTTTCCTATAGGGGTTATTCAGCGGCAATCGCTAAAAGTTGGCGGAACTCGCCGGTTATTTCTTCGCACATTAGCGAAATCGGCGGCGTTGGGTATTCTTCGGGGTGGTAAAATGCCTTTAAGCCCATGCCTAAGCGGTTGCGATAGCCAGCCTGACAAATGCGAACAGCGCGGCCCCAATCAAGGGGCTTTCCAGCGGGCGAATACACGGTCATTTCAACGATTTCGCCATCGGCAAATTCAGCGGTAAATACCGGGAATGGATAGCGGCCCTTAACAGGGCGCTTGCGAGTCTTGGTTTTCCGGGGCTTGTGAAGGCTAAAGAATTGTTCTGCGATCGCTCGCCAGTCCGGGGATTCTTGTGCTTGCGCGTTGAAGTAAGCTTCAAGCGCTTTATCTTTCTGAGTGGTCATGATAATATGATCCTGTTAGTGGGGCCGGCAAGCCATCCAAAGCAACCGGCCCACAATTTCATGAAAAGTTAACGCGCTTTTCTTTACCAGTGGCGGCGGAAAGCCAAGCATTCATCATTTGTGCTTCATCGCCGCGCTGGTGAACCTTGACGTAGCAAACCCAATTACCAGCGAACGGGTATGGCTTGGCGCCTGGTTTGTTTTCAACTTGGGTATAATTCAGGCCAAGGCGGGTTTCGCCGTTCTCATAGTCCAGCAAATCCTTAAGGCGGGACAGAACCGCGTCGATAAACTCTTGTGAGCCCTCAATGCGGATACCGTCGGCGCCATAGGTTGAGCCCGCTTGCTTGTAAGGTATGGATTTGGGCTTAAGCGGCGGCGCGCCATCCAAATTTGCCCAATGAATTAAAGCGTCTTCTTTACGATAACGGTTAGCCATAGTCTCAGTCCTTTTGCGAGTGATCGATACAATCAATATAATAACTGTCGGACACTAATGCAAGGGTTCATTGACAGTTTTACCGATTATGGAATAAACAGGCAGCAGCGGTTAATACCGGGGAACTAACGCGATATGACCAAAGAACACCAGTTCAAGAAGGGCAACGACGGCGGACCTGGCCGGCCGCTTGGTTCGCGCAACAAGCTTGGGGAAGCCTTCATCCGTGATTTGGTGAAGCACTGGGAGGAACATGGCAGGCAGGCGCTTGATGACGCGCTGAAAGCCAGCCCGGCGCAATACATGCGGGTTGTTGCCTCACTTCTCCCGAAAGACATCACAGTTAAAATGGAGGATCCCCTTGGACACCTCACAGATGGACAAATTAAAGCCCTTCTTGACGCAGCCCGAAACCTTGAAGGCATTGCGGGAAGAGTGGGCGACTCGGAACGCCAAAGCGAGCCTGGGAGCATTCACTGAATACATAACGCCCCACGAACTGCCCGCCGAACACCACAAGCTACTGATTGAGAAGCTGGAAGCCGTCGAACGCGGGGACAACAACCGCTTGATGGTCTTTATGCCGCCAGGGTCTGCGAAATCCAAGTTCTGCTCCACCATGTTTCCCGCTTGGTACATGGGCCGCAACACCAACAAAAACGTAATCACATCATCTTACTCTGGGGATTTGGCCAAGTTGTTCGGCCGCAAGGTCCGCAACATCGTTGGTTCGCCTGAATTCCGCAACGTGTTCGGCTTTGGGCTGGCGCCAGACGTCAAGGCCCGCGGCGAATGGGCGACCGAGGGAGGCGGGGAATACTTCGCTTGCGGTGTTGATGGCGCCGTCACCGGCCGGCGTGGCGATGTGGCGATTATTGACGACCCGGTGAAGGGCCACAAGGAAGCGGACAGCGCGCACATGCGGGAATTGACCTGGAACTGGTTTAAGGCTGATCTCGTCACCCGTATGCGCCCCGGCCACGCGATAATCATCATTATGACCCGCTGGAACGAAGATGACCTAGCCGGCCAAGTGCTGCCAGACGATTGGGACGGGCAAAGCGGGCCCGTGACTGGTTACGACGGCGAGACGTGGGAAGTCCTATGCCTATGTGCCCAAGCTGAGGCAAACGACCCCCTAGGGCGCGCTGTGGGCGAATGGCTGTGGCCTGAATACATGGGGCCAGTGTTCCAGATGCAAAAGAACGTGCAAAGCGCGCGTAGTTGGTCTTCGCTCTATCAGCAACACCCGACGCCGGACGATGGCATATACTTCAAGCGGGACTGGTTCCACCTCTATGACACAGCGCCGACTAACCTCAATTTCTATGGCACGTCGGACTATGCCGTGACCGAAGACGGCGGCGACTTCACCGAACACGCCATGTGGGGCATTAACCCGGAGCAGGACATTTACTTGGTCGACGGGTGGTATGGGCAGACGCCGGCAGACGTGTGGATCGACGAGCAATTGACGCTAATATCAAGGTACAAGCCAATAATGTGGCTGGGTGAAGCTGGCCAAATACGGCGCGCAACAGAGCCTTTTCTTGTGAAACGGATGCAAGAGCGTGACATTTATTGCCGAGTGGAGTATTTAGCAAGTATTGGCAATAAGTCGGCGCGAGCGCGGGCTTTCCAGGCCAGAGCGTCACAGGGCAAGGTCTATATGCCCAACACGGAATACGGCGCAAGGTGTCTGGATCAACTGTTGAGGTTTGAGGCTGGTGGGAAACTCGATGATTTTGTTGATGCCGCAGGGCTTGTTGGGCGTGGGCTGGACGATCTCTTTGGGGCGATGGCTCCGAAGCCTGATAAGCCGAAGATGGACGAATGGGACAAAGCCTTTGCCGAGCAGGATAGTTACGGGGAAAGCTGGAAAACGGCATGATCACTGATAATCAACACTTCGGACGCTTCATGCCAATGCTAACGCCCGAGCAGCAGGACGCGCGCAACAGGCTCTTCTGCCGACACCTTGATAAAGTGCTGGTTGCAAAACCTCGGAATAAAATTGTTAAATATGCCCAAATCCCTAGGGATTCTAGCACCAACAGGTTGAGTGATGCCTCATAACGAACCAGACAAGGGCAAAACCGACAAGCAAACTCTGCTGACCAAGCTGGTGGAGTGGTTCGAGGCATCCGAAGAGGCCACAGTCGACGCGCGCGCGGCTTCAGAACTGGATCGGGACTATTACGACGGCATCCAATGGACCCAGAAGGAAAAGGAAATCCTCACCAAGCGCGGCCAGCCTTGCATCACGATCAACCGCATCCGCACCAAAATCAATTTCGTCAAGGGCGCTGAGATACAGCTCAGGACACGCCCCAGAGGCTTCCCCCGCAATCCCGACGACGAAGAAGCCGCCAATGCGTTCACGGACGCCATCCGGTTCGTCTGCGACAATAACAAATACGACCGCACCCGTTCAAAAAACCGGGAAAACATCGCCATCGAAGGCACTGGTGCCGCTCTGGTTGGTGTGAAGCCCAAGGGCGACGAGCTTGAGATATTCATCAAGCGGTTTGCATGGGATAGGTTCTTTGCCGATCCGCACTCCGCTGAAGATGACTTTGCCGACGCAATCTATATGGGCGGCGTTATCTGGATGGACAAATCCCAGGCAAAGGAGAAATATCCCAAAGGTGCCGAGGCGATTGAGCTAAGCATCAATGAGAATGATGTTGATGAAACCTTCAGCGACAAGCCGAAGAGCCAGGTCTGGTCTGACCCTAAGCGCAAGCGCATCCGTGTGGTCGAGATTTATTACATCGAAAAGGAAAAGTGGTTCACCGCCATCTTCACCAAGGGAGGTTTCCTGGTCGAAGCCAAATTGGTTCCATATCTCGATGAAGATGGCAACACCGAAAACCCGTTGATAGCTCAGTCGCTTTATGTTGACCGCAACAACAATCGCTCCGGCCTGGTCAGGGACATGCGAAGCCCGCAGGACGAAGTGAACAAACGCCGGTCAAAGAGTCTTCATCTGCTCAGCGTGAGGCAGTCACGGATCACCAAGGGATCAGGGGTCAATGCCGAAGAGGTCCAGAAGCAATTAGCCAAGCCGGACGGTGTTGTGGAAACGCATCGCTCAGACGATTTTGAGATATTGCCCACTGGCGACATGGCCGCCGGGCATCTCGCTCTCATGCAGGAAGCCAAGGGTGAAATCGACAACGTGGGGCCGTCGGCGTCACTTCAGGGCAAACAACAGCAGGCATTGTCAGGACGGGCGCTGATTGCCGAGCAGCAGGGCGGCATGGTAGAAATCGCCCCGTTCCTTGACGCTGGTCGGCACATGGATTTGAGGGTCTATGAGGCTGTGAAAAACCGGATCAGCCAGTATTGGACCGAAGAGAAGTGGATCAGGGTCACGGACGATGACAACAACGCCAAATTCGCTGTCCTCAACCGCCCCATAACGGCCGGTGAGGCATTTATCTCGGAACTGGAGGCCCAAGGGGTCGAAGGGCAGGAACTCGCTGATGCGGCAACACAGGCAGCCCAAGACCCCCGCGCTAACGAGGTTGTAGGGATTGAGAACAACGCTGCGGAAACCCCGATCGATATCATCATTGAAGAGGCACCGAATATTCCAACAATCCAGCAGGAAGAGTTCGAATCACTGGTCAAGTTGGCGCCGCTTGGAATGCCACTGGACTTGATTGTTGAATCCTCTAGCCTTAGAAACAAAGACGCAATCTTGAAACGCTTGCGGGGTGAAGACGATGTTGATCCCCAGGTCGCTAAGAAGCAGCAGGCAACTCAAGACGCTGCGGTACGCCTTGAACTGGCCGAGAAGGCCGCTGACATCGAGGAAACGCAGTCGAAGACCGCACTGAATTTAGTCAAGGCCGACACAGAGGCAGCGGGACAATGAAACTGCACATCAGAACATTCGATATGGGCTGGGGCCTTGGCATAGTATATGAGACTGAGCGCCGCCGCGGTGTGCTGCTCAAGATGAGATTACCAATTCCCTTGAAACGGGCGACGATAAGATATTCGCTCAGGAACCAAGGATTACTGCGGAGCCTGATGACAGGGTTCCAAGCATAGCCGCCGCCGGGCATCCGGGCGATATCGTGCCGCCGACGTTATGGGCGTTAGGAGAAGAGCAATGAGTGAGGAAGCAAAAGCCGAAGTGGTGGAGACTGAATCACAGGAGACGTTTGACAACATCTTTCACAGCGAATTAGACGGGCCGGCGCCGGTGGCCGATAAGGAACCGGAGCCAGCAGCCGAAGCGAAAGCCGAGGAAGCACCCGAAAAAGAAGCTGAGGCCGGACCTGAAACGGACGAGGCCAAGGGCGAAGAGGCCAAGGAGGAAACTCCAGCAGCCGAGGGTGAGCCGCCAGCACCCGAAGATGTTAAAAATGTTCCCATCAATGCTCTTCTCGATGAGCGGGAAAAAAGGCAGAAGGCCGAAGAGCGAATCAAGGAGCTTGAGGCCAAGGAAAAGGGTGAAGACAAGGCAGAAAGGCCGGATTTACTGGAAGACCCGGAAGGGTTTGCCAAGAGCATCGAGGACAAGGTTGAGCGGGCTGTTCAAGTACGCCACTTCAACGCCTCAGAACACCGGGCGAGGAAAGAACACGGTGACGATGCTGTAGATGAAGCCATGGAAACATTCTTAACCATGGTCAAAGCCGATCCACTGCTGGGCCAAAAAGCCCAAACCCACCCTGAGCCGTTTGATTTTGTTATCGAAACAGTCACGAACCACAAGCAGGTCGAAGAGGCTGGTGGACTTGAGGAATGGCGCACAACCGAACGAACGAAGATGCGCGCGGAACTCAAGGCCGAACTCGAAGCAGAAGCGAGCGGCAAGTCTGATGCCAAAAAGGAAACCCGCGATGCGCTACCCGAAACCCTGGCGGGCGAAGCCAACAAGGGCGAACGAACCGGCCCTGAATGGTCTGAACCTGACCTAGACGAACTGGTAAAGGATATCGAGGATTACGGGCCTACAAAATAGGCGTTAAATCCCGGTACTTCGCCAGTCAGAAAGGCGAGTAATGGCTGATACACAAGCCGCATCGGGATTGACTGTCCAACAGTGGGACGCCTTATTTTACAAGGAGTTCCTGAACACAAACCGATTTGCCAAAGAGATTGGCAAGTCTCCCAACTCAATCATCCAGATCAAGGAGTCCCTGACCACCAAGAAGGGCGACTCCATCACGTTCGCGCTGGTCAACCGCCTGACTGGCGCTGGTGTTGAAGGCGATGCCGTGCTTGAAGGCAACGAGGAAGCAATGATCTCGCGCAGCCAGAAGGTCACGGTTGCACAGATCCGACATGCTGTCCGAACCTCGGAATCACAGGAACAGTTTTCCGCAATTCCACTGAGGAATGCCAATCGTTCGGTTTTGATGGACTGGCAGATGGAAAACTTCAGGGATCGCATCATTGCGGAATTTGGCTCCATCAATGGTGTGGCATACGCCTCCGCTTCCGAGGCTCAGAAAGACGCATGGCTGGTTGATAATGCTGACCGCGTGTTGTTCGGCGCCCTCAAGTCGAATGCCGGCACGGATCACTCCGCAGGCTTGGCAAACATCGACAACACCGCCGACAAGCTGACCACGGCGGCGGTGTCGCTGATGAAGCGCATCGCACTGGCTGCTTCTCCGAAAATTCGCCCTATCCGGGTGACTGAGGACAAGCGTTTCTTTGTGATGTACGCCAATGCGCTGAGTTTCCGCGATCTGAAAGCCGATTCCACCATCACCCAGGCGCAGCGCGAAGCCATGGAAAGAGGGCCAAATAACATCCTCTTCACCGGCGGTGATCTGCATTGGGATGGCGTGATCATCAAGGAAATCGAGGATTTCCCGATTGTAACTGACAGCACCATTGATGTCGGCCGGGCAAACTTGACCGGAGCGCAGGCGATTGCGTTTGGCGTTGCGAAGCGTCCCAACACGGTGACCAAAGACTTCGACTACGGCGACAAGCACGGTCTTGCAATTCGCGAGATGCTGGGCGTCGACAAGATGCTCTTTGGCACCGGTGATGGCGATACCGATGATCTCAAGGATCACGGCATGGTCACAGGTTGGTTTGCAGCAGTTGCGGACGTCTAGGAATAAGGGGGGGCTTAACGGCTCCCCCACAAAGGAGAAACATCATGGCTGTAGCCTTACTGAATGATATCGTTGAAGACGGTGTGTGGCAGGGCGATCTTGTCAAATACCTGAACAACATGCAGCTTATCCTCAACGAACTGCAGGCCGACGCCGCGACGTCCAAAATCACTGTCGATGCACTGGTAGCATTGACCACCGAATTGCGGACCGACCACGGGACAACCCGAACCGAACAAATTGCTATCGGAACCACGTTGGCTGATTACAAGGCCCAATTTGATCTCCACACCCATACCCAACAGGATGGCGATGGCGCTCAGACATCAAAAGCAGATACCACTGCGGAAGGTGTAGCCAATGCTGGCTCGGACGTTGTTTTCACCGATACCTCGGGTTCACCACCGGCCGCCATATCTGCTGCCGCTGCCGCAGCGGGTCCGGCGGCACTTACCAACTCCACCGCTCTCAAACTGACCAAAGGATAACCATCATGGCTATTGTAAATCTAACTGCTACTCGATTAGGCGCTCAGGCCGTGCAAGGCCATGGCTGGGGCGGAAACATCAAAGGCTTTGTGTCCACGGTTGCCGTTGGCGCCGCTGACAGTGACACGTCGACCTATAAATTTGGGTCGATCCCGTCTAACGCACGGTTGCTCGGGATATCACGCATTTACAGCGACGATCTTGCGTCTGCTGCGTCGCCGACCTTTGACCTTGGATTGCAGGGAACCCAAATCACCAACGACCCAGATGCACTCAGCAACGGCCACGACGTGACTGCTGTTCTCGATGCTCGCGCCGTGAGTGCGGTTGAAAAGCTCGGCCAACGGGCTTGGGAGTTCGTCAACGGGCAGACCGTCGATCCTGGTGGCGACCTGATCGTTTTTGGCTCGCTCGTCGATGCTGACGTGAATGTCGGCGGCGATGTCACCCTTGAACTCTTCTACATGCTCGATTAGGGGAACAATCATGGCATCACGCAAATTCAAATATGTGGGCGATCCCAATGAGGGAAAGCCCGATATTCCCGACGAGTATGAGTTCCATGGTCTGACCTTCCACAAGGGTCGGGCTAAAGCCGTCGAGGATGAGCATATTGCGGGCAAGTGCGCTGGCAATAATCATTTCTCCGAAGTGAACGGGTCGAATGGTGAAGAGCCTGCTGATCTCGACGCTCTGAAGGCTCGCGCCGAAGAGCTTGGGCTTGAGCCGGCCAAAAACTGGGGTGTTAAGGCGTACACAAAACATATTGCAGACGCCGAAGCATCGGAAGAGTAGGGGGCGGGGGCTTCGGCCCCCGTTTTCACTATGGCAACGAAAACAGCACTTCGTAACCGGGCAATGAAGGAACTCGGCATCTTGTCGGTCGGTCAAACGGCGTCTTCGGAAGATGCGGCGGATGTCGAGGCCGTCATGGACAATCTGCTGGAATGGCTGGTCGTCAAAAATGCTTCGACATGGGGCAACGATTCAACCTTGATTCCGGAAGAGGCGCAGGAATCCTTCATCCTGTTGGTTGCCGACCGCATCAGCCCGCAGTTTGGCTATCCGGTGGACAAGCAACTGCTTCTAAACGCTAAGGCCGCTAATGCCCTGTCCGACCTTCTTGAGCAAGCTTCCGCTTTGCGATCAGGAGAACCCATAAAGGCAGAGTATTTTTAATGGCTGAAATTCCGCTTTCATCGCAGTCCTACACGGATGCCGTTGGTGAGAACTCAGCGGACGAACTGATTAACCTCTATCCCGAGGCTGGCCAAGGTCGGTTTCCATTCGTGCTTGTGGGCTGCGCTGGATTGAAGCTCTTTGGGACAGTGGGGGTCGGGCCACACCGCGGCTCAATCCGGATGGACGGCATAAAATACACGGTGTCTGGAAACGAGTTTTATTCGGTGAATTCATCAGGTGTGGGAACTCTTGTTGGAACAGTAACAGGCACTGGCCCGGTGTCCATGGCGGAAAACGGCACGCAGATCGCGATAGCGGTTCCCGGCTCGAAAGGATATATCGCTACAGCGACGACGATCTCACAAATCACTGACCCTAATTTCATCACGCCCAATACCGTGACATTTCTTGATGGATTTTTCGTTTGGTCGATTGAGAACGGTCAGGCCATAATTTCTAAGCTTAATGACGGCACTGCCTATGATGCGCTGGATTTCTTCACCGCCGAGACTGACCCCGACGACATCGTGACAGTTATTTCCGACCACCAGGAGCTTGTCCTACTCGGCACAGACACGATAGATTTTTACCGCAACACCGGCGCGCCATTCTCAAGGATGGGCGGCAGCACCGCTGAAAAGGGCTGTCTGGCGAGGTTTTCTGTGCAAAAGGCCGATAATTCCGTGATTTGGCTGGCCCCGGATTTCACGGTTTACCGATTAAACGGCAGGACACCGCTGAGAATTTCCAGCCATGCCGTCGAAACCGCGATCAAGAGTTATGCGCAGCCTGAAAACGCAGAATCCTTTGTCTATGGCGAGCGCGGTAGCCTTTTCTACGTGCTGAAATTCGATGAAGAGACGTGGGTTTACTCATTTCCCGTTGATCGGTGGTTCAAAAGGCGCTCGAAGGGCAGGGATAACTGGCGCGTCGGCTCATACTGCTTTGCCTACGACAAACACCTTGTTGGCGACGAACTGAACGGCAAAATATATGAAATCGACCCATCAACCTTTGACGAGGACGGGGATGAAATCACCCGGATCACCGACCTTCCATATGTCGACAAGGACAATCTAACGGTTTTCTCGCATCGACTTGAGGTTATTTTCGGCCCCGGAGTTGGCTTGACAGTCGGACAGGGCTCCGACCCACAGATAATGATGAGCTATTCGGACAACGGCGGAAAGACCTATTCAACGGAACTGCGGCGCACCGCCGGCAAGATCGGCGTATATGACACCCGCGCCACATGGAACCGGATGGGATCATTCCGACGCAGAACCCACAGATTTCTAATGAGCGATCCCGTAGAATGGCGGATTCTCGGCGTATTGATGGAGGCTTCCCTTGGCAGTTCGTGACGTACCCCCATTGCCGCGCCAAGGTCTTGAAAGGGACCGCGAGCATTATGATCTGGAATTGAACAGAGTGCTTTCGCTTGTCACGGGGGATGCCGACACGGCACAAACGACAGCGGACACAGCAGACGGTTCGGCTGACGCTGCACAAACTTCGGCTGACGCTGCACAAAGCACCGCAGACACCGCCGATACGACCGCCAACACGGTGACGAGCGATCTGACGATCCATGCCGCCCTTGCCGCCACAGAGAGCGTACAGGCCCATGTGAAGAAGGCTACAGCGGTTGCGGATGTGGCGTCAGTGGATGCAACGGATTTGCCAACCGCATTGACGCTTGTGAATGAACTAAAGGCGCAGGTGAATGCGATGCTCGCCAGTGACCGAACCGCAGGACAAAGGACAACGTAATGGGATTATTTGCAAAGATTGTGGGCGGCGTTGGCGGCTTTCTCATTGGGGGCCCGGCAGGCGCAGCGGCGGGGCTCGGTATTGCCAGTGCTATCAGTGGTGGTAAAAGGGGGAAGGAGGAGATTGAAGCTGCTGCTCAAGCGGCTATTGGCGGCGAACAGGCATTAACCGAAGAGGCGCGTAGGCAAACCGGCGTTATCGGTGAGGAATTCCAGCCTTTTATTGCTCCGGGAGTGGAGGCATCAAATCAATTGCTGGCATCATTGCGGGGCGAAGGTGGATTTGAAGGATCTCCAGGATTCGAATTCATTCGCGATGAGGCTTTGCAGGCTGTCGACAGGGGCGCGTCTGCCGCTGGTCTTTTGGGGTCCGGCACAAGGTTAAAGGCATTACAAGACCGCGCCGCTGGGCTCGCAAGCACGGATTTCGGAAACTTCTTTAATCGTTTGCTTGCAGCTTCCGGTCAGGGGCGCGGCGCAGCGGCACAGAAAACAGCTTTCACCACGGGGCTTTCCAGAGACATTGGGCAATCATTATCCGAACAGGGCCAGATCAGGGCTTCGTCATTCCTCGGTAAACTGAGAGAATCCAGAGGCGCAACGACTGATATTCTGAAATCCGTTGGTGGCCTGTTTGGTGCCGGTGGCGGCGGGAATACCCTGCTGGATAAATTGGGAGTATTTGGATAATGGTCGTTTCAAACATTCTTCTGCAAAGTCTCATCAATCCCCCGCAGGCTGATTTCTCCGGCGCCATTTCAGCGGGCGAAAGCAATGCGCTGGCTAACCGATTATCTACGGCTCAGGCGGAAGCCGCTGAATTCAGGACCACGCCGGAAGCATTGGAGAGAGCAACACGCGCCGATGAACTAAAGCTCGCCGGGGCGGAAGCGAAAGCCAGAAAGGATGCAACGGAATCTTTCAACGCCGCAACGGACAGGGAGCGCGAAGACGCAATACAGTCAGCGTCAATGTTCGATGCGATTACCCCCGGAGATATGGGTTCTCTGGACAGATTCGCCCGCTCCAATCCGATCGATGCTTTTGAATCCGGTGTGACGATTAGGACACCGGAAGGCGAGGTTGTTCTCAACCCAAATTTCTTCGGCTCAGAACAGGAAGCCGCCGCAAGACTCGGCGCTGATGTTGTGCTGAATGCTGCGCGGACAAGGGCCGGGCTCGACCGAGCGCCGACTGGAAATATCCCGATTGTTAATCTGCAAAATGCATTCAACGACGCCCAAGCGAGAGGCGACGTGACCGCTATGAGGCAGATAAAGGCGGAAATAGATGCTCGCGGGGCTTCAGGGACATTCGATGTGAGAAACGTTCAACAGCCCCAACCTGCGGCCCCGACAGCCCCGCAGGAGATAACAATTGACCCGAGCGCGGCCTTGGGGACGTCTGGTGTGCTCAAGAACGCCATAAATGTGCTGGCCGATTCTATCGGGGCGGGGCTGGTTTTCCAGGACACAGAGGATGCTAATGCCGCGTTGAACACTATTGGAACGCAGACCACGCTGAGTCTGTCAGCAGACGTCGAAGGCAGGCCCTCTAATTTCACCCGCGAATTGATACAAGAACTTACAATCCGTCCGGGAGAGTTTTTGGAGGGTGCTGGACGAGCGGCAGCAAAGAGCAAAGAACTACTTAATATGATAACCCAGGAAATTGCTCGTATTGATGACGATATACTTGGAAATCCGAGAGCATTTAGTGCAAAACAGGTTTCAGATGCTCGTGCAAACAGAAGCCAACTTGCGATTCTCAGGAATATCTACGCAGCACTTGGTGATAAGTTTGAAGAGCCACCGTCGGATATTGACCTCAACCAGTTTTTCAGGAATCCGTAATGGCTGAATTTGCAGAAGGATTTGATATTCAGGCGGCGAGAGACGCCGGGGCTACGGATGCCCAGATAGCTGATTTTCTCGCTGTGGGATCGGAGTTTGATATTGAAACCGCTAGGCAAAACGGTATTGACGATTCGCAAATCTCTAATTTCCTTGTTACCGGGCAGCAACCAGAAAGGGTTGGCGTCGGCGGCGCGTTTGGTGGTGGTGCAACACGTGGCGTTTCAACCATTCTTGGTGCGCCTGTAGATGTTGCATCAGGTGTGCTGAATATTGGGGCTGGGTTGATTGAAAAAGGCGCTGAAGCGGTTGGCGCTGATATTGATCTTGGCCGCATTGAGCGACCTATAGGTGGCAGCGAGAGAATTCAGGAAGATATTGAAGGTTTGACCGGCGGCAGGCAATTTGAGAACATCCAAGCCCTTCCAAAAGAAAGCCGCATAGCCGCTAAAGCCGGTGAAGTGGTCGGCGCCTCTGGTCCGTTCGCGCTTACGCCGCTTGCGTTAGCCAGGACCACTGTTCGCGGCGGAGCGATTTTTGGTCCCATACTTACCGCAGCAAGAAACACCCCGACCGCCTTCGCTATCACGGAGGCAGGGGGCATTACTGGAGCCGCCGGTGGTGCCGCTCTGGCTGAAGCCGCCGATCCTGGGGATGTTGGGACAGCATTCTTCGCGGAGGTTACGGGTGGGCTTATAAACCCACTAGGGCTTGCTGGTCGGGTTTTTGGCGGAGCAAAAAATCAACTTCTCACAACCATTGGAAGTTTCACAAAAACAGGCAGACAGGCGCGCGCCGCAGAAATCATACAGGCCATTGTTGCGGAGGCTGGAGAAGACCCGAAAGAAATTGTGAGGATTCTGTCGCTTGCAGGGCGAAAGCCAGGCACTGCCGGACAATTGAGCGGAAGTGTTGGCCTCGTGGCACTTGAAAGAAAGCTTGCTGCGTCAAATCCTAAATTCTCGAATAAATTCCAAGAAGGCATTGAGGAATCACTTATCGGGCTAAGACGGTCTATCGATGCGCTTTCCGCAACAGGAGATCCCGCGGCGCTTGCGACGGCTGCGCGACTAAGAGAGCGATATTTCGATGAAATTTTCACCAGGCTGATTGACGATGCGGAATCGAAAGCCATTTCAGCGCGAGTTGCTGCGCCCGGGGACGTTGCCGGACAGGGTGTTCGAGTAGAAGCCGCTCTTCAGGAGTCCTTAAGCAATGCGAGAACTGCGGAAACTGCTTTGTGGGACAAAATACCTAAAAATGAGCCGATTACACTTCTTCCCTTGGCGAATGCTGAAGGCGCCGGATTGGCAACCAGAACGCAAGCGGCCTTGTCTCGATTGCTGCCTGAAGAGGTTTCGTCTCTTGGCCCGGGCATCAAAGCTGCCGAGCGAATATCCCGAGACGGCGTGACAACCAGTGGGGAACTGTTGAAACTTCGCCGCAGAGCGTTAGCTGGTGCAAGGCAGGCCAGATCAACCAAAAACTTCACAGAGGCTGGTGTTTTGGACGAGGTAGCCGCAGGCGCTCTTGATGATCTATCAGTCCTTTCTGGCACAGAGGTCGACGTTGCAAGAGAGTTTTCATCTGCCCTAAATGACCGTTTTACCCGCTCATTTGGCGGCAAGGGATTAGCCACCACAGGAACCGGCGAACGGCGAATCACGCCAGAACTTTTACTCGAAAGAGCCTTTGGAGGTGGAAAAACGCGGGGGGCAACACAATTTAGAGAATTGCGCGAGGCCGGGGCGTTTCCAGAAGGTTCTCCGTTTGGCGGCGTTATAAGAAACGAGCAAGAAAGCTTCCTGGTGGACGCTGCGGCTAAAACGACCGATCCATCAGGCGCTGTGAATCCTGAAAAACTCCAGAAATTTATCGCTGATAATTCCGAAATACTTGATGAATTTCCAGGGTTGAGGACAAGGCTTTCAAACGCGGCAACAGCAGAGGTGGCATTCAGGGAGACGCAGACAACCGTTGCAACGTCAAAAAAGGCTCTTCAGAAAGAGTCTTTTGCCCGCCTCATTGGTGTGGAGAGGCCGGCACCTGTGATCGGCGCCGCGCTTCGCGGCCCTAACCCAATTGCTGATTTCCGGTCTATGGCCTCTGTTGCTAGAGAGGGCGGAGAGGCTTCTGTGGGGGGACTCCGCGCAGGGGTTATGGATTTTATGATGAGCAAGGCCACGGGAGCAAACGGCTTACCAGATATGGGCAAGTTGAGAACAGCCCTGACTGAGCCTCTTGGTAAAGGAAAAGCGAATATTCTTCAGGTGATGCGGGCTGAGAAAATTATCGACGCCGACTCAGCAAAACGCCTTGAAAGCCTGCTGGACGATGCCACAAAGATTGATAATGCAATAAAATCGTCCCGCCAATTGGATCAGGTTATCGATGATCCGAATGCCCTGTTTGATTTGGTGGTGAGAATTACCGGCGCGAACGTTGGATCTGCTGCGGCTATCGGAGGTTCGGGTTCTTCGTTAATCGCGGCGCAGCGTGGGTCAAAGTTCGCGAGAGACATTTTTGAAAAATTGCCCGGCACAAGGATTACGGAGGTTCTGATCGAAGCCGCAGAAAACCCCAAATTAATGGCGCTGCTGCTTGAAAAGCCCAGCACTGTAAAAAGAGCCGCCGACATTAGCAGGCAAATAAATTCATTCTTAATTGGGGCCGGTATTGTGTCTCAGGAGGAAGAGTAATGGCCGGAAATATGATTAATAACCCCCGACCCCAATTTCTTGACGGCAATGGCGACCCCTTTGCGCTCGGAACGCTCAGCTTTTTTGAAGATGCTGCCCGTGCAACACCTCTGGACACTTTTTCTGATGCCGATCTCGCTGCTGGCAACGTCAATCCTAACCCTATCATATTAGATTCCGCCGGGCGCCCTGCCAACGGCGGCACAGAGATACCCATATTCCTCCAGCAACAGGCATATTATGTGGTGCTGAAAAACGCCGCTGGGACAGAAATATGGGATGCTGGCAATGTTTCCAACATCCTGCAAGTCGATATAACAGGCGTCCCAGAGGCTGATACTTACGCCGCACTCACAGCTTTAACAAAAGCGTCTCTGACTGACTTAACGGTTTATCAGGTCAATGGCAGAACCGCAAAAGGCGACATAGAGCCAGTCAGTTTCCTATGGAATGCAGCATCAAGCGCTACCGCGAATGCGGGCACTATTATTGCATCAGATGAAGGCGGGGCTACCGGCCGCTGGTTAATGCTTTTTAATGGATCGCTTAACCCAAAGTGGTTTAACGCCAAAGGTGACGGATCTACGGATGATTCTACCGCTGTGCAGGCTGCCATTGATTATGCGGAAACCCTAGTTGGAGCAGAAATATTATTTGAAGCAGACAACATTTTTCTTTTTGGCAGCGGGCTTACAGTTACCTCAGCCAACATTCGCCTGAAAGGTGGTGGGCCATCATCTATTTTGAAGATGAGCGCCGCTGTTCCGCATATGTTCACGCTAACTTCCGCACATGGTTTCGGACTGGACAGTTTGAGATTTGAAGGCGCGGCAACATCGGATGCAACAGATCAATATGTTGTTTTCACCCAGACCGCCAATCCATCAAGAGAGGGAACTGTCACAAATTGCGAGATCGGCGGGCCTAACGGAACCACAGCGATGAATAATGGATTCATCATAGATACCGGGAGCAATGATTGGTATTTTGCCAACAACGATTTTCAACTTCTAATTGGGAACACTTCGGGGCATGGCTATGCAATCATTACAGATAGTTTGCGCTGTCGCATTATTGGAAACAATCATTCTGCTGCAACAGGCAATGGAAGACATGGCACTTATCTCACTATCGGGGCTAAATATTGTAGTGTTGTAGGCAATCACTATGTAGGTTTTGAAAGTTCTGCCATTACATTGCAGGCAACCGCTGCACAAGCCGGGGTGAATTTTAATATAATTGTTGGTAATACGGTAGACACTTCAAACAATCTTTTTGCCAATGATGGTGCGATTGCGCTTCTGGGCAATTGTAATTTCAATACATTTGATTCCAATATCATCACAAATTCCGGTGGTCACGGTTACTACATAGGCGGATCATTCAGTGGCACTGGGCAGGCCACGGATAATTCAATTACTGGCGGCAGCATAAGTCTATCACAGAGAAACGGCATACGAATCGCGGGACCGCTAAGAACAAAAATAATTGGCGTTCATGTTGCTGACAGCGATCAGGCTGCTGCTGGCAATGCAGATATTCTGCTGGTGAAAGATCAGTCTGTGGTGCAGACCGCAGCAGATACTCACATCACCGGCTGTTCCACCAAATCGGGATCAAGTGCTGACGCTGCCTTTGAAATTGATCCGACCGTAACGGTTCCAACCGGAACAGTGTTGAATGGCAATGATTTTCCCATTGCAACAAATTTCAGCGTTGAAACCAACGGCGTTACTGATGTCCTGATTGATGGAAAACTGCTTTTCAAGACAACCCATGATTTTCCCTCTGCCGCCGCAAATACAACTATTTCGCAGACTTTTACAGTCCCGGGGGCTAACATTAATGATGTTGCCACGGTTCAAGTCAAGAGTCTAACTAACGGATTGGTCCCTTATGCACAGGTTTCGGCTGCCAATACAGTCAAAGTTTACATGAGCAACGTAACCACGGGAGCATTGGACAACGCCAATAGTGACTTGACCATATGGGTACAGAGAAGTCTGGAAGATTCGGATATATAACAACTGTGGTTATGTTTGGCTCCGCAGCGACGAAAAAAAGGACAAGCGATGGAACTCTATCAAACCAGACTGCTTGACGACGGCGAGGCAACGCTCGGGCTGCTGCAATTGCCGAGAGACAACTGCTTTACCCTCGAAGACCAGGAGCAGCCCGAGGGCGTCAAGGTTGACGGGGAGACGCGAATCCCTGCAGGAAGGTATGAGATCATCAAGCGCACCCATGGGCGCTTCTATGAGGCATACAAGGCGCGGTGGGGCCATGCCTGGGCTCTGGAGATTGCCGATGTGCCGGGATTCACAGATATTTTGATCCATACCGGCAACAAAGACCAACACACGTCCGGTTGCCTGCTAGTCGGATACGGCGCCGATATCTCTGGCGAGGCGGAAATCTCTCGATCACGGCCCGCCTATGAAATGGTTTTTGAGACGATCTACCGCGCGTTCTCGCAAGGGGAGCGTGTTTGGATTACAATAACCAACGAAGGGACTAGCTATGTTTGATCTCATATGGAATCCAATTGGAATGCTCATCGTGGGCGTCGTGCTGGGCGTGCTGTTTGATGAATTCTTTACCACCAAATTCGCCTGGTTGCGGGCAGAAGGCCGCGAAGCGCTTGGTGATTTGAAAGCAAAATTGAAGGGAAATTGACATGCCCAAACACACCCCAAAAGAACGCAAAAAACCGAAGAAAAAGGGGAAGAAGAAATGACTGGCGGCGCTCAAGACCCCAATCGGTACAAGTACACCCGGGCTTTTGCCGGCGCGGCGTTGGGCGCCTCAATTGCCTTGCTCGCATTTTTGATAGCGGCAGTGGCTGTCAAGCCTGCCCTAGCGGAAGCCTACGCTCAGATTTCCGGGCTTCTTGGAACAGGGTTCGTCACTCTTGGCGGCATCATCGGCGCATATATGGGGCTGTCGAATAAATGGGGGAAGGGCGAATGATTAATTACAAATCATGGGCGCTTGATCTTTGTTCTTTGCTGGATGAGATAGAAGCGCATGAAGATGACGAGGGCAAGGTTGCGGAGCTTTTGGCTCACCGCTTCGAGATAGCGCGGAACCAAGGTTTTAATGTTGTTATTGAAGGTCCCGCAGAGGTAGGTCACGCATGAACACACTTCTCGATTTTGGCAGTAAGGCGCTGGGCGCCGCGGTGCTGGTTATTGTCATTTTGTGGGGGCTGAATAAGCTTGTCGACCTGTCTTTCGACAACGGGCACCTGACGGCCACAATCGAGTTCAAAGATAGCCTCAAGGAATTGGAAACCACGATGCGAGTGGAGACGGCCAGGATCGTGAAGGATGCTACCGATGAACGGGATGTTAAGATTGCAGAGCGGGATGCAGAAGTAAAAGGATTGATCGATGCGCGAAATGCAGACAGAGAACAATCTCTCAGGGACGCTATTGCGAACCCTCAGAATTATGAGCGTGATTTTGCTTGCGACATTAAGCGCGGCATGTGGCGAGCGTACGGTGAGGATTTTAACGATCCCGGTTGTGCCGGATATAAACCCTCCGCCAGCGCCAGAGAGAGTGCAGCCAGTCAGCCTCAGTGATGGTGATAACGTCGGGATAGTCACGCTTGGCCATGACCGCGCTGAAGTTCTGATAAGAGCCTGCGATGAATATGCTGAGATCGGCACCGAAGGCGATACCCACGCGACCATAGAAGATTGGCAATTGGACTTTCTTCTCCAAACCAAGGAAGAGGCTTGCGATTGGGAGCTAACCGGATTTCTTCACTCCACAGGCATTGATTTCAGGGATTATTGGGACAAGCTAACGGCGTCATACGCCGGGGCATTTGACCACATCGAAGCGTTGGAAAAAATGTTTGCAGAATTCAAACGAATGGCGCGAGATCAGGCCGAAGCCATAGACAAAATCGGTCAATAACCATTGGAGAAAGACAGTGAACAAATACCAGCACAAGACCCTTGAGGACGCTCTGAAGACGCTTTTCGCCCTTGGGCAGCACAATGCCGTCAAAATCATCGAAGACCTTATGAGGGCTTCACCGTCGTCCGGCGGCGGCAACGAACCAGACCCGCCAGAGTAATGGACATCTACGCCACAACTTTCGGCGTTGTGACGCTTGCGCTATTGGTCTGGAGCTTTTGGCACGGAGCCACCAGGCTAATAGCTGCGGGCGTTCTGTTCCTGCAATGGGTGCTGTCGATCGGTTCACAATTAATCTTTGATGTGGAAACCCCGCTGGACGTTTATTGGGCTGCTGACGGCTGTTCCGCCATCCTGTTTATTACCATGTTCGTCAAAAGCAAATTTGAGGAATTGTGGCTTTACTGGATCGGGGTTTTATTCATCGGAATGATGGGGGCGCATGTTCTCTATGACGGCGGGCTACACGCATATTACCATTACTGGCTGATCACCCCCATGTTCGCCGTGCAGATTTTAATTGTGCTGGTGAGGTTGGTGCGCGATGTTGTTGAAAGCTCTCATATTCATAATTCGTCTAATGGTATTTCTGGGCCTGGCGGCTTGGGCTCGTGAGATATACCATCATAAGCATGGTCGGCAGCGCCGTCGCAGTGGGCGGAAACGCGGCTCAGCCACCCCAAAGGATGGGGATTCTCCATGAATATCTCTGGGACTGGTTGCCGGTGACTTACATGGACATCATCACCACGGTCGCGGCAGTGATAGGCATCATTGTTGGGATTCTGGCGATTGTGAAACACTTCCGGTCAGATTGACGGATCAATCATTGATGGCCTCCCTGCCTGCTTTATCTTGGATTTTTCCGGCGGTTGCGCCAGCCACATCTGATGAGGCTTTTCGCTTCACTTTTTGCCCAATCTTCGGCCTTAGTTCCGCTACTCGTTGCATTCCAAAACCCGCTCAACAAACGCTCTAATCTGTAGCAAAGGGCGCTTTCCATTTTTTCTACGTCACTCAACGCCGCATACTCTCTGCGTTCCGCCGCGCGTTTTTCCTTTATGCTTTCCCAATCACTCAGCATCTTTCACCTCCCTCTGTCCTTCCCGGCGCCGATGCCAATTTGAGCAAGCTGCTGCCGTGGTAATGATGTAGTGCAGACCCTTCTCGTGGTCGCCGTATCGGAATGCTTGCGTTGCCTTTGTGGTCAGATAGGCAATCACCCATAGCCAGTCCTCGTCGGTCTTGTTGGCGTCGTGGTCTTCTCCCCAACGCTTTCTTTGGTGGCCCGCTTCCTTCACGGCACCCTCAACAAAATCTCTCGTTTCCGGCATGTCCAACACCCCGCGTAGCTCGGCGTTCTCGGCCTCTATCTTCGCATAGTTCTCGGCTCTCTCCTTCGCCTCTGGCCCGGAAAATATAGCCATATAGACTTCGCCATCCCCGCCGATGCGTTCAACTCCCCATTCCCCGGGAGCGTTTTTTCGTTCTGAAATCTCGTAAATCATTTCCCCGCCTCCTCGATCATGGCTTTGTAGATGCCCTCTGGTGTTGAAATTGTGGTTCCGCCGTATATTTTATGTGCCCATGCAGGGGCTCCATCATCCTTGTATTTCAGCGCGGCCTTGATCATTTTCTTGGTAGGCTCCTTTGGCACAACCACCAGCCCCGCCGCGTTGAGGGCAGCTATGGCGGTTTCAGCATGTCGTTGATGCTCGTGCCACAGAGGCCATGATCGAGTTAGATGGGGCTCATTCAAATCACCGTCCATATTTATGGCATCAGGGTCTTCGCCGGAATCTTGGCAAAAGGCCCGCGCAATCACCTCTATGGGGTCAGTCATGGCCCCCTCCTATTTGAGTTGCTGCCAGCGCCCCCGGTTCGGTCCCACAGCCAACACAGATAAGCTGCCACCAGAATAAGGGCGCCACCGGCAAACGGTGTCCACCAGTATTGGGTTATGAATTCAATCATTGGGTAATTCCTCAGTTGGAATTATTTTCTTGCCGTCTGGGCGGAGATTGTTCGCGGTCGGCTCTACGTCGCATGGAAGGTCGTCAATAATCGGGTGCCGGCGCATGAAAACGTCGTGACGTTCTCCTGGTGTCATGTAGTCGGCGATGTGGTGGACGGTCATGATTCAGTCTTCCAAATTAAATATCGTTTTCTGGCCAGTGGCTTCAGCACGTTTTCAAGCCACCACTCAGCGCCGGGGTTCGCCTCTTGATCTTCGTGGCATTTGGCGCAAAGCGGGAGATTTTCATCATCCGAGGGCTTCAACCCCATCCCGCCGGCAGAGCCTGTCCTGATATGCGCGCCGACAACTGTTTCATCACCAACTCCACATGAACAGCAGGGCATAAAGTGCAAAGCCCGCCGGTATGCTTTGTCGCGCAGCCGCTCAGATATTCCAAACTTGAGATTGGATTTATCGTTGCGGCCGTGCTTTGGTGCCTTGGGCCTCATCGCGCCAGTTCCCTCACCAGCTTGAAAGCAATGTCCTGGTGCTTTTCGTTGAGGCTGTCGAAATACCGGCAGAGTTCCAGCACCCGCCTCGCCTGTGGGGAATCGTCAACCGGATAGACCACCTTGCCGCCAGGATCTACACCCTCATAAAAGTGCATCACGCTGACTTCGAGAAGTCCGGCGATTTTGAACAGCCTGCTGGCACCGATCCTGTTGGAACCCTTCTCGTATTTCTGGACCTGTTGAAATGTGAGCCCTAAAGGTTTGGCCAGCTTTTCTTGGCTCATGCCGAGTGAAAGGCGGCGCTGGCGAATCCGTGCGCCAACATGAACATCAATCGGGTCTGGTGTGTGGGTGTATTCAGTCATTATTTTGCTCCTTCGGGAAAGTTTGCCTGATCCAATTGCCGCCTATCAGACAATAAAGTTGGCCACCGTCAAATTTGCTATCAAGGTTAAATAGCGTATGTTCACAGGCAGCTTCGGCATAATTACCTGCAAAAGAAATCCTCTCTCTTCTTTCTTTGGTTTCCGCGGCAGAAATAACGATTACCGATATTGCGAAACCAAGAAGACCCCCACCAATAAGGCCGCAAATAAGACCAACTGTTCCACCTATTGACGCAGCTTTTGTTATGCTCGTTTCGGCCATCGCCTCATTTCCTTTCCTTGCGGGCGAGCCGGTTGGGTCCGACCCGCCCTAGCCCCTCTTGGCGCAATCTCTGGAGTGCCAGGTCACGCGGTCGAGGGAATTACTTGGCCAATTCGGCCTTCCGTTTCTCCGCGGCTTCCAGCACTTCGGCCTTGTCCGGCGGAAACAAATCATCGAGCTTCATCCGTTTAATGGAATTATCCACCGCGACGGGCGTTTGACAGGTATCGAGAACATCAATCATTTCCGCCGCGCTTGAGTAGTTTGCAGAGGGCTTTTTCTCGACAGCTTGCTTGGTTTCCATGTCCTGTGCGGTCGTCTCCGGGTTTTCCGTGGTATCCGGCCCGGATTTCTCTGCCGGCGTTTCTGGGGCATCCTCAGCAGCGGCGGAACCGTCGCCCAAGGGAGGGGTAGACGACGGCTCCTGTTCCGAGGCTGGGGGGCCATCCTCGGCATTCTCTGTGGAACCCGCAGGATCGGCATCCTGTTCATCACCAGACTCAGGCGTCGGGGATTCGGGTTCCTCTCCAGAGGTCGTTGCCTCGGAGAATTCTTGTTCCAGCATCGCCGGGTCAATTTTGAAATGCAAACAAAGGACATCCAGCGCGCGGTCGTAAAATTCGTTGAATTCATCCTGTCCCATATCGTGGAATGAAATTGATTTTGGTTCATGCCACTGATCCCCATTCAATTTTTCTTTCAGGTCAGAGTAGCCAATTTCCAACTTAACGGCGTCCAGAAGATTATCGACGGATTTGAACTGTTCCTGGTGGTCGAATATCTTATTGAGAACCGCGAAGAATTTCCGGTGATGCTTCGGACTGCGCGCGCGTTTTGCTTCGACGGCAACATTTTGGCCATCTTTCATCTTCCGAAGATGGGCCTCGGATTCTTCATCGGTCGGATACAGAACGACGCCAGTTGCCGGAAGGGTTTCTTTGCGGAGGATAATCATGCCAGTTCCTTCATGATGGCCAGCACCCGGTCGCGCTCTTCGGCAACATCTTTCAATCCAGTGACAAGCCCCATGCGGACATCGGTGTCCGGCGTTTCCCGAATAGCCAGAAGCGGCAGGACCGGGTGATAGAAAACAAGATCGCACCACTCGCGCTTGCAAATCATCATTTGGCCCTGCGTTTGCTGGACATATTTCGTTGGAATGCGGCCATGCTTTTTGAAATAGAGCATCGTCTCAACATGGGTTTCAGCCTTGAGGCATTTAATCTCGACCATGCCGTCATCGCCAACCAGACCATCTGGCGAGCAACCGATAGTCTCATCGTCGTTGGTGACAAATCCGACCGGCAAAACGGAAACATCGTTGGCAAATTCATAAAGCTTGATTGCCGCATCTTCGAGAGCGCGGCCACGTTCGGTGTGATAGTTGCCCTCCCACGCGTCCACGGGCCCGCCGGCAAATGTTTCCGCGGCAAGCGTGATGGCATACTTGTCCAATGATTTTGATGGGACGCCTGCGCTTGTCACAAGTTTTGAGAACTCGGAAGCGGTAGGCTTTCCTGCCCGGAGCGCATACCATTCGTCGCTGCGCTGTTCTACGTTATGAATCTTCATTTTTGGCCTCCTCGTTTTTCTTCGCGTTGATAGCAAACAGCGCCTTGTTGTAATCCCCAGCGTCAATCTCCGGCAGGGAGTCGACTCCCATGTATTTCACGAATCGGATCTTGTCCGCCCCGGCCTCATCGAGAAGCGCGGTTAGCTGTTTCACCTGTTCCGCGCTGATTGGCCCCTTTGGGACAATGCCATCGGTATCCGCGTCACCCGCTGACATTCCTGTGGCTGCCAGAAGCGTATATCTTTCAAGATATGAGACTGTCGACCCGAGGGCTTGAATGTCGTTTTTCCCGCCGCTTTCGTCTCGACCGGATTGCATTGATGTGAGTTCGGAATGTCCGGCGCGGTGCATCAATATGCAAGTCACCTTGACCTGCCCACCTTCAAGATGTTCTGGTTTCCAACGGTGTGAAAAACCGTGCTTGCTCAACGC